TCTGCGTACCGGTGCTGCCGAGATACCGACTAAGCGCATCCGCGCTTCTGGCAACCCAGGCGGTCCAAACCACAACAACGTCAAAGCGTATTTCATTGACGCTGCGCCGGAGTCGACCATTGTCGAAGGCGACGACGACATGAAGCGGATGTATATCCGCAGCCTCGTCACCGACAACAAGATCCTGCTGGAGCGCGACCCTGGCTATATCAAGCGCCTGGAGGGCGTCGGCGACGAGCAGTTGGTCAAAGCGTGGCTTGAGGGCGACTGGGATAGTTTTGTCGGTCAGTATTTTACCAACTGGCACGAGGACAAGGTCGCCGTGCCGTCGTTTGAGATACCGGACCACTGGCCCCTTTTCGGCGGACTCGATTATGGCGAGGCGGCACCGACCAGCTATGGGCTGTATACCGTCGACTACGACTCTAACGTGTATCGTATCTGCGAGTACTACCAGGCCAACGCCACCGCCTCGCAGCACGCTGCCAACATCGCGCAGATGATCGAGGCGTGTCCGTTTACCAGCGGCAGGTATCCGCAGGCGACCTATGCCGACCCAAGTATGTTTGTCAAGAGGCGCTTGAGTGAGGTCATCAACCACTCACCAGCCGATGTCTTTGCCGAGCAGGGCATTTTCCTGACTCGCGCTAATAACGACCGCATCACCGGCTGGAGGGTCGTCAACGACGCGCTGATAAAAGAGCGTATCTACCTGTTTAACGGGTGGAACGACGCGCTGATGAGGACGATGCCAGCACTGCCGCGCAGCAGCAAGAACCCAGAGGATCTGGATACGACGGCCGAGGATCATGCCGCCGACGAGCTACGCTACGCCATGATGCACGTCTATAAGCCGCATCAGGTCAAAGAGCCGGAACCGTACGAGGGTACCGGCCAGGAAGTGATCGACCAGTTGGAAAATGGCAGCGGTCGCCGCAGTGGTCGCTATGCCTACGCATCTTAACTACTACTACCGTCGGGGCGCTTCTGCCGACCGGCGTTCACCTAGGACGACCAATGGCTAAATTTAACGGCACACCCAAATCGACCAAGTCTAAGCCCAAGAGCAACAGCACCCGCGTCAAGGCGCAGCCTGCCGGTGCAGACAACCTCAAAGCAGGAAAGAAGAAGTAATGCCACGCGTCGGCAAAGTTCATTATCCGTATACCGCTGCTGGCAAGAAACAGGCGGCAGCGGCGCGTAAAAAAAAGAAGAAAAAGCCCAAAGCGCGTAAGAAATAGGTGGTTTTTTTGTAGATCTTAACGGCGATTTGTGAAAAATATGAAGCCCAAAGAAATCGAGTACTGGCAGAGCGCGATAGAGAACGGACGCAAGTATATGCGTAGCCGTCATAAGACCTGGCGTCGTCTGCTCAAAACGTACGAACTGGATTTCGATGTGCCTGGCCTGGGCGACGATAAGATCGTTAAGATTAGCCGTATGTACCCTCTGGCGCGGCAGATCATCGCCTCCGTCAGCTTCAACTATCCTCATGTTTTCTTTAAGGTTGAGGAACCGCAGCGCGAGTTCGCCTCCGACATCCTGGAGCGGGTAGCCAATGCGGCGCTGGAGCAGATGGATGCCAAGCGCGAGGTCCAGCAGGCTATCTTCGATGCGCTCTTCTGTAGCGTCGGCTGGCTCAAGTTTGGCTACAACCCTCCAGGCGACGACGATATCGTCGCGCCCTACGTCGTCAACGATGCGATGGAGAATGATTTTCCGTACGTCACTCGCGTCTCGCCTTTCAATGTTTTCATCGACCCCCTGACGCCGCCGCACAAGCTCTCGCACGCTCGTTTCATCATCGAGAAAATGCTGGTGCCGCTGGAGTTCGTGAAAGAGGACCAGCGGTTCGTCAACCGACGCCAGATACAGCCGATGAGCGACGAGGACTCACGCAGCGACGGTTTCATTACTGATTTTGAAGACCAGACCCACTCCGACGAGCAAGACGCCATCACCGCCAGCAAAGAGAGCGGTAAGATGGTGCTGCTCTACGAGATTCACGACCGGATGCACAAAAAACGCATCACGTTTGCTGACGGGGTCAAAGAGCCGATTGAAGAGGTCGACCACCCGATGCTGGCGATGGAGGCGGTCACTGAGCCGGACCCTTTCACCGGTGAGCCGATGATGACGGGTGAGTTTGAGCCGAGTGGCGGTTACCTCGTCGACGGTGGCTTTCCATACCATGCCCTCAAGTTCGACCAGAGCGAGAGAGCGTTTATCGGCGAACCGCCGATGGCGTATGCGGAGGACACGCAGAAGCTGATCGTCGAGAGCGTCAGCCGACGTGCCGACCTGCTCAAGCGGTTCCAGCGTATTGTATTAGCCAGCCGCCGTGAGCGCGAAGCCAACCAGGACTTAGGCGACACACTGGAGGAGGGGCGCGACGGCGAGATCATATGGGTCGAAGATCCAAACACCTCCATGAAAGAACTTAATTTCGGCGCACCGCCTCCTGACCAGATCGGCCTGGAGAACACCGCCCATCACCTGGAGGAGCAGACGCTCAACGTCAGTCAGATGGCTATGGGTGGCGGCTCTAAGGTCACAGCGACGCAAGCGTCGTTGCAAGCCAGCTATGCTCAGGTCAACCGCGAGTGGATGCAGCTACGCGTAGCCGACACCTACCGAGCTATCGTTCGCAACAGCTTGCGTATGATGGCTGACCCAAGATATACGCCAGAGAATTTTTTGGTTAACGTCGCTCAGAACGAGCAAGACCCCGTCTTTGAAGCCGTCAGCACCGACCTGCTGCGCGTGCGCTTCAAGGTCCAGATCGAAGCGGGTTCGATGCAGCCGCTGACCGAGCAGCTAGAGCGCGAGGATGCGTTGCAGCTTTTTAACTATATCGGCAACCTGCCGGAGGTAAACCGCATGGAAGCCCTCAAGGGGCTGCTTAAGGCGTTTCGGGTCCAAGATCCTGACAAGTACCTGGGCCAGCAGGAGAACGGTGACGCCATCAAGGCGGCAAACTTGGAAAACGTAGCCTACCTGATGAGCGGCGGCGACCCAGGCGTCACACCCCAAGAAGACCACCAGATGCACATACAGGTACACCAGCAGATACAGCAACTGCCGCAGTTTCAACAGATGCTACCGGCCCAGCAGCAGCAGGTCATGCAGATCGCCCAGCAGCACATGGCCCAGCACCAGCAGTACTTGCAGCAGATGGCCCAAGGCGCACAGCCTCAAGCGCCAGGCGGCGGCAACGACCGGACGCAGTCGGAGGGCGGTATCATCAGCCTCGTACGATCACAGGCGCAGGAGATGGCGCAGCAGGTGCAACGCGCACCGGGACAAGGATAGATGATCTTTCACGATTTTGAATGCGAGTGCGGTCACCTGCTTGAAGACGTCGCTTTCATCTCGCACAACGAGGTGACTAAGACGGTCGTCTGCGACGAGTGCGGCAAGGACGCTCCGATGGTTTTTGCCAAGCATAACGGCATACACCATAGCCACTCCGGTATGTATGGTAAGTTCCATGCCGGTTTCGGGTGTGTCGTCGAGAGCTACTCGCACAAACAACAGCTACTAAAGCAGTACAACGTCGTCGAGTCGTCCGACGCAGTCGGTGGCTCACGTAACCACATCACCTCCGAGGTGACTAACCCTGCTCCACGCTCTAGCGACCCCGTCTACTGGGGTAACACCCCGGCCGAGGCACTCGCAACAGCCGAGCAGGCTACCATGGAGAACCTATAGATGTCCGAAGGAATTCTGGATCTGGACTCCGGCAACGATGATGCGGCACCCGATACGGGCGCATCCGACAACGGTGCAGCGGATAACGCTGTTCAACTGTTCGAGGATGATACCCCGACTACGGCCCCTTCTGATGGCGCTGGACACTCTGCTCACAGCGACGTATCGGATTTCGATCCGGCCCAAACCGATTGGCTTCGTGCCGATCCGGCTACGGTGCCGGAGCAGTATCAACCGCTTTTACCGTTGGCAAAGAATATGCAGGCGCAGTTCACGCGCACGCAGCAGGATCTTGCCGACCAGCGCCACCAGCTAGCCCAAGAGCGGCAGGAGTGGTCATCGCGTATTCAGCAGATGGCTTCACCGCCGCCGCCGCCCAGCCCCATCGATCAGATGAGGCAGAACGTGTCGGAGGAGGAAGCGCGTGGCATCGATGCCGTGCAGCAGATCGTCCAGCACCAGGTAGGCGCTCACATCAACGGGCTGACGCAGCAAGTGCAACAGTTGCAGTCGGAGCTATCGCACGCTAACAGCTACGTCCAAAACCAGCAGACTGCTTATATAGGTCAGCAGGTGCAGGAGGCGCGTGACACGTACGGACCCGATCTGGACCGTTACACCGACCAGATCGTCGCCACGACCAAGATCAGCAACCCTAACACCGGTCAACCGTACAGCGTCAAGGAAGCGTACGAGCTACACGCAGGGGTGACGGCACAAAACGCCGCCGACCTGCGCCAGCAAGATACGCAAGCGAAACGGTCGAGCAAGCGTGCGGTGCGTCAGACGCAAGGTGTCGACGCCAGCGAGGAAAGCGGATCGTTATCCGACAGCGAAGTTTTGTCGGGTTTGAACAGTCTAGGATTCGAGTAACGGTTCACATGTTACTTGAGGCCATGTATTAAGTAAAGGACGTAACTCATTATGGCAGCTACATCTACAACCGAAACCTGGGATGCCGCGTGGACACTGACCATGCGTGCCAAGCGCAAGGAGTTGACCGATAACTTCTTCGACGCGTACCCCACCTTAGATATGTTCCGCTCCGGCGGCGCTCTTGTCACCGATAACGGGGGCAAGGAAATACAGAGTGACTTGATGTACGCTAGTAATTCCGCACAGTACTTCAGCGGTTACGACGTACTCAACACCGACGCCGTAGACGGTATCACGGCGGCTTTCTACCCGTTCCGTTATGCGGCTGTACCGATTACCATCAACTACACCGAGGAGATGGAAAATCGCAAGTCCGATTCGGCTATGAAGCTTCTCGCCGCTAAGACTGAGCAATCGATGCTGACGCTGCGCGACCAGATCAATAGCTCGATCTATTCCGCGCAGACCGGCAAAGCGCCGTTGGGCTTTCAGGACATCATCGCTGATGCGCCTGGCACCAGCCCGACGACCCTGGGCGGTATCACCGTCTCGTCAAACACCTGGTGGAAGAACAAGTCCAACAACGCCACTGCCGACACCTCGTTTGTGACGATTAATAACACGCACTTTTTCGAGGGTATGCAGCGGATGTCGACCACTTGGAACGACGTCAGCGAAGGCAACGAGCAGCCTTCCAACATCTTCACTACCAATGCGATTTACGCTGATTTTGAAGAGATATTTGAAGGCACCGGCTACCAGCGGTTGACCGGCAAAGACTCGCCTGGCGTAGACGGTCGCTTGCCGTCGTTTAGAGGCATTCCGGTGCAGTACGACCGTGATTGCGGTACGGGCCGGATGTACTTCCTCAACACCAAGTACCTCAAGATGCACATGCAGGCCGGAATGAACTTCGCGAAGACGCCCTTTAAAGAGCCGTCGAATCAAATGGCAAAGGTCGGATTTATCGTAGTAGGCTTGCAGATCACTACCAATAATCGTCGTCGTCAGGGTGTCATATATAACCTGAACGACTAAACAACCGCAGCGTGTTTAAACGCCGCGTCTGGTAACGCTGGGCAACGCGTTTAAACACGCTCTTTATCCGAGCCGCAAGCCAATGCGGCTTCATAGCTCGCCCATGAGCGAAGGAGAACAACAATGTCTTTTCGTAATCACAATTTTGCTATCGGTCGCGTTGGTGGCGAAGGTCTTGGCAGCAAAAGCGGCCAAGGTATTTATACTGAGTCGTCAACAGCGCGATATCCGATTGGCGAGAAGCTGGAACTGGCTGACGGTCGCGTCTTCCGTTACGGCTACACCGCTGCTGCTATTAATGCCGCCGAATTAGTGTCACAGGATTTATCGGCTACAGCGTTGGTTGAAACCGATAATATCGTTATTGCGGCAGCTAGCGGGTTTGATCCTGGTGCCGGTTCAACGCAATTTCAAATAACTCTGGCAAGCGTTACGGAGAATCAGTACGCAGGGGCTATTTTGCAGATTGCTAATGACGGTGGCGACGGTACTGGCGAAGGTATCCAGTACCGCATTAAAAGTAATAGTGCGACCGATGCTACGACTAGTGGCAAAGTAGATGTCTACCTGTTTGATCCTATCAAGGTGGCGCTAACGACTGCGTCTGACATCGCTATCGTCGGAAACTTGTGGTATAACGTGCGAGCAGCTACTTCTGGCACCGATTATGTTATTGCCGGAGTGACTCCTATTGCGTTCACCGCAAATTATTACGGATGGTTTCAAACGGCTGGAATTGCTCTGATTTCATCTGATGGCGCTTTAGCTATTGGTGTCAATCTTACGTTGTCTGATAGTGATGCTGGTCATGTGCAGTTAAAAGATGCAGAGACTGAGCCACTTGTCGGCTCTGCGCTTTATGCGTCGGATGACAACGGCCATGTCGGTGTCCTATTGCAAGGGTTGGTAGCCTAACACATTGAGCGGCGGCGGCATAGCGTCGTCGCCGCTTTAACTACAAAGAGAGCTATGGCTAAAAGATCGCAGCAGCATCAACTGTCAGCAGAGATCGCAGAAGTCGCATCGAGTGCCGCACCGCCAGCACCGGCAGCACCTGCCGCACCGCCGGAGGTCACACCCGACCAGATCGCGCAGTTGATTCTCAAAAGTACCGACAACACTAAGGCGGCTATACGCAAGGCGCTCGACCTCGACAAGACGCACACGCGCCAGCGTAAGTCGACGATGACCAACAGCCAGGTGCGCAACACTGTCAAGGCGGTTGGCGAGGTGACACACGCCGATGGGTTCATACCCGATCCACCGGCACGTATTGCCGAGCGTGGACCGGAGGCTATCGAGATCTGGAAACAACGCTGGCTGGATAATAACGGCGATAACCTCTCCGAGTATGACCTCGATCATATGTCGGTCGAAGCTCATATGTAGCCATGACTGAGTCGGTCGCCCAACTCAACGCCGGTAGCTTTTTTGGCGATACGGCGCTGATAGGTGATGTCCAGGCCGATACCGGTGCGTATGCCACGTCGTTTACCCTGCCGCGCCTGACGACGACTCAGCGTAATGCGCTGACCGCGGTCAACGGCATGGTCATTTATAACAGCACCGATGACAAGTTCCAAGGCTATGAGGCCGGAAGCTGGGCTAATTTGATATGACTAACATCGAAGTGATGCAGGCGGCGCTACGCCGCGTCGGACTCAACACGTCAGCCTCGACGTTCAAGGACGGTGCGCGGTCCTACCTCAACATGGTGGGCAAAGACATCCAAAACCGCGAAAAGTGGAACTGGATGTTCAAAGCGTCGACTTTTAGTACCTCTAACGGCACGCAGACGTACAGCCTTGCCTCTGACGCAGCAACACCGCTCTCGTTCCGTAATACGACCGAGAACCACGTCATCATTATCATGTCGACGCAAGACCTAGATGCGGCCGATCCTGACCACTCTATCAGCGGCGACCCTCGCTGGGCCGTCATCGATGGCGTCGATAGCTCCGGCTACGTCCAGGTATCGCTCTATCCCAAACCCGACTCGACCGACACCATAGCTTATAGATACTACAGGCTGGTGCCGGACTTCGTCGAAGCCAATGATAACAGCAGCCTCAACGGGTACTACAGCCCGATCATACAGCCAGCACTGGTCTACGGTATCGCCGCGCTCTACAAGCAAGAAAAAGGCGATGACGAGGGGGCTATGGCTGACCAGCGCGAGATGGAACGCGTCATAGCCGTCGCCAGCCGCCAGAACGCCAACGTCCAGGGCAACAGGACGTATCGTATGCGCCGCTCTGACGACCGTGCGTCGGGTCAGTTCAGCTATTATCCGCAGGAAGGAAGCCTCTCCTAATGCCTATCGCTGCGGAGAGCCTACGCCTGGGTCCGTGGAGAGCAGGCGTCAACTACAGCCTACCAGCCGAGGAGATAGGGCCGGAGGGCTTGTACGATATGGGCAACTGCACCGTCGGTCAGGCCGGTGAGGTCAAGAAGCGCAAAGGATACGCCAAGTATAACGCCAGCGCGATGAACTCCGGCGCTACCGTCACGGCGCTGGGGCAACTGGTGCTGGCCGGTACCGAAAAAGTCTTTGCCATCGCTGGCAACAAGTTCTTCGATGTCACTGGGGGCACTGCCACCGACCGCACCGGCAGCGTCACGATAACCGCTGGCAACGACAATGTGTGGAACTGGGTGCTGGCTGGCGACACGCTCGTAGCGGTCAACGGCGTCGACACCGACGGCATCACCTGGGCTGGCGGCTCTAACAACGCTGGCACCCTCGATGACGATAGTCGCTTCACGAAGCCTACCTGGATCGCCTTTTGGGAAAACCGGCTTTGGCTAGGCAACGAGAACAGCAATAGCGACCGTGTCTGGCGGTCTG